CCCGTATCTGCAAAGATAGCAGCACGTCCACGGCGAACTGCCCACGATACGATGGCATGTTGAAAATCGAACAGATGTTCATTCAGATCGCCGGGTTTATGTCCAGTTGCAATCTCTGACCGTCGCTTGCTTTTTACAAACGATTCATAGTCCATTAAAATATTCTCACTCATTACTAACCCTTCTTTAGTGGTGGATAGAAAGCCGTTACACGTTTGCGCGTGCAGCGGTTTTTGCTTTTGATGCTCGCACCTTGTTAGACAAAGCGACTGCATCGGATTGACTTAATACCTTTGCACCTTGCTTGCGTAGCAATCTAGGATGCGTACCGTTTGCCATAGCTCGGTGGTAATAGTCCAGCTGTGGGTAGCTCTTGGTTTCTATTGCAAAGCATGATTTTTCGGGAATTGTGAAAGCGTTCATCGTGGAGCCACCTTAGATTTAGTCTGATTCGATGTGCATGAATGCTGCTCAGGGTTTACCCGTACAGCATCTAGCAGCATTTGGCGTTTGGATTTAATGCGGCCCATTTTGTCTATCAATGTAGATGGCCCTTGCCAATTAAATGCGCTCTTTTGTTTAGGCTTTAGCATAAGTACCCCACGCTGCGTAGGTGCGAATGGTCAGAGTTAGGGCGCTGTGGTTGATTGAATGGGTCACACATGCCTACCTTGTAGGGTTCGTATGCTTTTTTTGCTTCTTTTGTTGTTGCCACGTTGCCTTGGTCCAGCTTGCTACGGCCTAGTTTAGTGATGTGGAAAGCAGATTCTGCTTCGTACAGCAATCCAGCTTCTACCATTGCGGCCAGGCGAGCTTTAGTGCTGTTATTGCGCGTTGTCGTGCTTTCCACGTCTTTGCCACTTGTAAAGTAATCAGAGCGTCGAGGAGCTTGGGCAATGATGGTGAGCAGGTTCTTTTGTGCAGGCGTGATTTTCATTGGTTTGCTTTCTGTTTTTGAAGGGTTAGGTGTTCGCGAAATGCTTTTGATTCAGCCTTCGTCATAAAGGTGACGGCAGCCGCCTGGACTTTAGTTAGCTTGATGCGTCCGGGTTTCTTGGGATATTTTTTTGGTGTTCTTTCTGTTGATATGGTAAATGCGTTGTTTGTGCTTTTCGGTGTGCCGTCGCTCCATTTATCCATTGTCGTGCTCTTGTTTTTATAGCTGGCTACGCAGACTGTGCGGGGGGTGTGGCCTTTTTTGGCTTGATTTTCAAGCGGATAAGCGCCCCACGAACACGATCTTCCAAGCTGGTTGGTAATTCATCCGGCCAGGTGTAAATCGTCTGAATAACGGTGTATCCCAGTGCCTTAGCCGCAAGTTTTGGAGTGCCTCCTAATAACTCTATTGCTTCTGCCTTAGTCATTGCCATGTATGGCTCCTTTCGTTGTTGACACTGCAAGTGTAACCCAATTTGCAAGCTATTGCCGTGTGCTTGTGAAAATTATTTTTACATTTATTTGTAAAATTTCTATGCAATGCGCTTAAAACTAGATTACACTACATGCACACCAACCAAAAGGAAACTATGAAAGCTCAACAAATACTTAACCGCGCAGCACACGCAGCATCAAAGAACCCAGACGATCTATCGCGCATGGCCTTCCACATTGGAGCGCTTGAAGCTGAAGTAACCATGCTGTGCCGCACCATCAACGAATACACACCAGTAGCCGAAGGTGTGGAAACCACATTCAAGCACGCAGGCTGTGACCTGGTTGTCTTTTACGAAGCCGACGACGAGGGTGACATTGACATCACCGGAATATTTGCCAATGGCATGGACATCACCGACCTGCTAATGGACACATCAGCGATGGATGCGGTAATGGAGCATTGCACTGATCACGCATACATCCAACGCAAGCAAGCTGCCTATGACTTGGCCGAGCAGCAATGGGAAGCCAAGCGCGATGCGGATATGGAAGGCGGTGCGGTATGAACCAATTACAAAAAGTGCTCGAATCACTTGAAACTGCTTGTGGTAATCGCTGCAACGCAGAGTACAACCCATGCCATTACCGCGAAGCCATCGCCATCGTAAAGCAGATGATGCAGGCAGAGCCTGTGGCGTGGAAGGTAAATGCTGACATTCAAAACTATCAAGGACAGTCAGAATACAGAACTATTCTTGCGTTTCGCCCAGACCCCGTAGCCGCTTTTGGCAGATACGAGATTAATGAAGTAATAAGCGCACAGCCACTCTACACCCACCCAGCACCGCAAGCAGTGCCAGCAGAACCATCCTGCCCAGACTGCAAAGCACCGGACTTGCTTTATGAGTGCATCCATTGCAGCGCAAGCAACTACCCAGCAGTACCAAAGGTGACAGCAGGCTTTGTGCTGGTTCCGATGGAAGCTACGCAGGAAATGATTAGCGCAGGCCGGACAACACCCATGCCTTCAGATAGTGAATTTGACGAGGATGAGGACTACCGAGCTGTATATAAAGCAATGTGCGCAGCAGCACCAAAGGTGACAGAGTGACCATCGCCGAATACTTCGCAGTTTTGCCATATGGTTCTATCAAAATATCAGCTAAAAAGATGGGCTATACGCCGGAATATCTTGGAAAAGTTATCAGCGGATTGCGTAATCCATCATGCTACATGGCACGCGATCTGGTCACATTTTCAAACGGGCAAATCGACATAAACACTATCACTATTGGGCTGAAGGGAAACCACAATGCGAACAAGTAACACAGGCAGCGACAGCGGATATTCTGGGGCATTCTCTTGGTGGAGGCACACGCTACGACACATAACTGGATACACAGTATGCAACTGCACTGATTTTTATGAAGCAACTGGCGTATTTCATGCCGTAATGGATGATTTTGGAAACTTAGTAAAGGCTGGAAAATGACACACACAAAAACTAACGGCTGTGGCGGAAATTGCAATCAGGGTAGGCTTCCATGCGACTGCCAGCCCAACGCATACCGCAAGCACTTCAATCACCTGGGCGAGCCAATAGAACAAGATCCGCCATTCGTGCTAACTGATTTAATCATCATTGCCATAGCTGTGGTGGGTACGGCTGTATTGTTAGCGGGGGTGGTGTGATTACTACGTTTTTCAGACTGTGCGCCATGTATCACCGATTCGGCCACACACCATACAGATCCATTGTGCGAGCTTGGGAAACGATGCGCCGCATGAAATAAATGTAAAAGAATTGCAAAACGCAGAGTAAAAGCGATTACAATTAAGACTCAACAAACAAGGAAAACAATGCAACACAAACACGCTGATTTAATCCGAGAGTGGGCACTTGATACGAGTAGAGTTGTGCAGTACAGATACACATCTGCGTATGACTGGGATAACTGCGTAGACCCTCCTGCATGGAATGAGGCAATCCAGTACCGATTCAAACCAGAACCCAAGCCCGACTACCACACATACGCTGTAATCACGAAAAATTCGTGGCAGGTAAGTTACGTCGGTAATCCAAATGTCAAGTTCACATTCGACGGTGAAACACACCAACTGAAAGCTGCCGAGGTGTTGCAATGAGCGTTGCTTGTATGGTGCTGGGGCAAAGCGGTACAGGTAAGACAACAAGCCTGCGCAACTTAAACCCAGCCGAAGTGCTACTAATTCAAGCGGTAAAAAAGCCGCTACCGTTTCGCGCTACTGGCTGGAAAAAACGGGCAAGCATGCAAGACGATGGCAATGTCATCCAAACAAGCGATCCTGTAATGATTGAGAGAATCATGCGAAAGTCACCTCATAACATTGTAGTTATAGATGATTACCAGTCAGTTATGGTTAATGAGCTATTGGCCAGGAGCAGCGAGAAGGGTTACGACAAGTTCACTGACATTGCAAAAAGCGCTTGGAACATCTTTAACGCTGCGGGCGACTTGGCAGACCATCGCCGTGTTTACATCATGGCCCATACGCAAACCGACGACTTCGGACAAACGCGCATGAAAACTGTCGGACGCATGGTGGACAACACATTGGTTCCAGAGGGTTATTTCACCATCGTTCTAAGAACTGATGTAACAAATGGAAATTATAAATTCACCACGCAAACCAACGGCCAAGATTGTTGCAAGTCACCAATAGGATTGTTTCCTGATCTGCAAATTGACAATGATCTTGCCTTCGTCGATTCGCAAATAAAAAAATTTTACGAAATTGGTGATTGATATAAATTTGAGTTAAAATATTAGCTTATGATTTTATGAGCTTGATATGAACCAAATCACTATCGGTGGAAAGTTTGGCAGACTGACAATTTTACAAAAAGGAAAGATTGTTGGTCGAAATCGTTATTGGCTATGTTCTTGCGAATGTGGAAAAGCAAAAGAGATTGCGTATTCGTCACTATCAAAAGGAGCCACCAAATCTTGCGGATGCCTTAATGCAGAATTGGCATCAGCAAGAAAAAAAACACATGGAAAGTCTAAAAGTTCAGAATACTTTATATGGCTTGGAATGCACCAAAGATGCAATGATAAGAATTGCAAAGCATATGGCAACTATGGTGGGCGAGGAATTACAGTTTGTAGTGAATGGAGTGGAAATAATGGCTTTGAAACTTTTTTAAGTCACATGGGAGTCAAGCCTAAAAACGCTTCAATTGAACGAAGAGACAACAATGGCAATTATTGCGCTGAAAACTGTATATGGGCCACATACAAAGAACAAGCAAACAATAGGAGAACCAATGTAAACATTGAATTTAATGGAACGCGAAAAACAATACAGCAACTTTCTGAAGAATATCAAATACCATATTTCACATTAAGAGCCAGGATTGTTGTATTGAACTGGCCAATAGAACGTGCGTTAACAGAAAAAATACGACGCAAACCAACCACTGCTTAACCAAAGGAAAAAGCAAAATGAACCTCGACGATATGACTTACGGCCAATTGAAGCAAATCGCACAATTGATGAATAACCAGATTGCGCAGCCGCAACAATCGAACAAACAGCATCCATTCATTGGCAAATATGTTATTGCCCGCTGCTATTCGGCAGGCGTACACGCCGGGACTGTTGATAGCGTAGACGGTGAGACTGTGATTCTTACAGATTCGCGCCGCTTGTGGTCTTGGAAGGCTAACGACGGAGTTGCACTTTCTGGTGTTGCACAAACTGGCGTTAAATCAGGCTGCAAAATTGACGTTGCAAACCCAGAGATTTATCTAACTGGTGTGTGTGAGTTGATTCCATGCAGCGCAGTAGCTAAGGAGTCTATTGATGGCTTCAAAAAATAAGACGTTTACCGATGGCGATGGCTCTGGCTATGGCTATGGCTCTGGCTATGGCTCTGGCGATGGCTCTGGCTATGGCGCTGGCGATGGCTATGGCTATGGCGCTGGCGATGGCTATGGCGATGGCTATGGCTATGGCGATGGCTATGGCGATGGCTATGGCTATGGCTATGGCGATGGCTATGGCGATGGCGATGGCGATGGCGATGGCTCAAATTAAACAATCAACAAATTCTTAAAAAGGCAACCATGTATAACTTAGACATTAACGCAGCACGAAAAGCTGACACGCAAGGCAACCAGATTAAAGAACTTGGCAAATACCTCGGAGCCATCACCCAGGCGGAAGACATAACTGCAAAGAGTGGCACGAAAGGGCTAAACCTGCACTTCACCAGCGATGCAGGCCAAAAGACCAAAGTTTCTATCTATGTTGAAAAAACAGACGGTACGAAACTAAGCGGATTCTATTTGCTCCAAGCTCTGATGACGTGTTTACAGCTTCGCAGCTTGTCACCAAAACAAGGCACTGTCACTGTTTACGACTACGATCAAAAGAAAGATGTGCAGAAGCAAGCAAGCATTTTCCCTGAGCTATGCAAGCCCATTGGCCTGTTGCTTGGCACTGAGGACTATCTAAAACAAGATGGCAGCGTCAGTAGCCGCATGGTGCTTCGAGGCGTGTTCCAGGCTAGCACAGAGCTAACAGCAAGCGAGATTCTCGACCGTAAGACTGTGCCGGAAGCATTGCCCAAAATGGTGGCGGCTTTGCGCCATAACCCATTGAAGACTGCACCAATGGCACAGCGTACACATTCTGCAATGCCCGATGCTCAGACCTTTGGCGAAGATGAAGATTTCCCCTTCTAGCACTGACTGATTTTTGGCACTGGTAGCCTCTGGGGTTTCTCGGGGGAGCGCACTATCAGTGCCAATTTTATTTATAAATATTTTACAAAACGCTAGCAAATTAGATTACACTATAAGCACACAAACAAAGGAAACCAATGACTAAGCTACCTGAACCAGAAGGAAGAATATGTTTTGACGGCGGAGATTGGGAAGAGGATTTTGTGAGTAGTCAAGACGCTTATTCAAGGGAGCAGATGCTGCAATTCCGGCGTGATGCTCTTGAAGAGGCTGCTCAATGGATAAAAAGTTATGACGGCTACACAGATTCACTCAGAGAAGAAGCAATCCGCAAACTAAAGGAAACAACGTGAACTCACTTTTTAATTTGTCCAATCAGTACCTAGAACTGGCCCACACACTCGCAGAGCTGGATATTGATGCAAGCACAATTGCAGACACTATCGAGGCCAGCGGTATTGTTGACGATCTCGCCACCAAAGCGGCAAACATCGAATACGTCGCTCGCAGTGCAGAGGCTAACCATTCAGCGATTGATACAGAGATAGCCCGTTTGCAGGCTCTCAAAGCGCATAGAACAAAGATTGCAGCGGGTTTGCGGGAATACATACTCAGCAACATGCAACGAATGAACATCGAGCGCATTGAATGCCCATTGTTCACAATGAAGATACAAAAGAACCCAGCCAGCGTAGATGTGTATGACGAACGAAGCATACCCGCTGACTTTTTTGTCACACCAGAGCCACCGCCTGCTCGTGTGGATAAGAAAGCACTGGCAACCGCTATGAAAGTAGGCCATGAGATTCCAGGGGCTAGACTGGTGCAAGGTGTAAGGCTGGCCATCAAATGAGAAAGCTATCTGCATACGCACGTAAGCTGCGGCGTACTGACCAAACCTACAACGCTGCGGCATGGTTGAATGCGCTGACAAAGTGCCGCGCGTATTCTGACGAATTGCTGCCTGGTGCAATAGCCAAAGTGCCTAGCTTTGAGGCCATCAGGGCGCTGATTGTTGACACCCGCATGGCGTTTGAACGTATCAAAAGTGGGAGCGGCACTTGCAATGACTACGATGTGCTGATTGTTGCATTGGGTGAAGCGAAGATACGTTTTGCACAAATAGCAGGCAACGACAACCCAGCGGTTGACGTGCTAGACACTGCGGACGCTGCATTGCTACGAACACGCACACGATGGGATAAAACGGGCGTATGGGGCTTTGACGGCCCTGCATTGGCAGAGATAGCAGACGGCCTCGACTTGTTTGAGGAAGTTGCAACAAATAGCAGCCCGATGCAAATGCACAATGCAATGCTTGAGCGTAATCGGTTAGTGGAACAAATTAGGAAACAACAATGACCATCACAACATACACAGACCGCGAGATAGCCCTGCAAGCGCAACTCGCAGCGATGACAGCAAGCCGTGACGAATACCAGCTTGCCGCCGTCATGATGGTATGGGACCACAAGGTAGAGCGTGACAAACTGCGCCAGCACATCAAGCACATCGGCAATGACGCCCTGCGAAGTGAGAACCACGAACTGCGCCAGCAACTAGCCAAAGCGCAGCGTGATGTGGAACGGTATCTGTGGTTGCGTGATAACTCAGCATCGATAAGCTGGAACCCTTCACGATACAACGCAGAAATAGTTAGCGGGTTTGCATACGCTGGCACTGGCTACCTAGGTTTCAGCTTTGAGGATGCAATCAAAGAAGCTATGAAAGGCGCAAAATGAGTCGAGAACAAATCCTAGAAGTGCTGAAACTGCTATCAGCATTGGAGGCATGGAGCTTTGCAGAAAAGCATAATCTGCCAGACTATCTTTTTGAGCGATTAGACAATAGCATAGAAGTTCTAACGAATCAGGTGTTGAAGTGACACGGCCAGATTCTCCATGTATTGCGATATGTGACACGCTTTATAAAGACGTATGCACAGGATGCGGAAGGCACTACCTAGAAGTGGCAAACTGGAACACATATAGTCCTGAGCTAAAAGCTGAGATATGGTCTCGTATTGAGACTGAAGGCACAGCAAAGCGCTTTACCACCTACAAGGAGCGAGCATGAAAGACCGCATAACCGTCACATTTAGCCTAAACCTTGCCGACGCTGCACAGTGGCAGAAAGTAGGCGGTGCAAAGTGGCTCAGAAAGAAGCTACGGGGCATGCGGTGTATCGGGGTAGAAAAGAAACTACGCGATAAGGCTATGCGTGAGGCTTATGCAAGTGGCCAAAGTATCATGGCCATTGCTGCTAGCTTCAATGTGCATAAATCGACGGTTCGTCGGGCGCTATAAATCGGTATAATTCATCCTAACACGGCCCCCATCAAAAGCACTTAAGTGCAATTGCTTGGGGGTTTTTATTTGGATGCTACGCCCTTGACTTTTTCAACTGAGCGCAAGCCACCGATGCCCAATAGTCCAGTTACTACAACCCATAACAAATCACTATTCACATCAGGCGGTTCTGGCCAGCCTTTAATACGGGCAACCCATGTCAATATGGGCTGAATGATGGTTGCGTAGCCAAACCCGAATCCTCCTATCCACATAAACAATGGCCTACCGCCAGCAACAAAAAGAGAAGGGTGCGCAGCCTCTCTTGCATTTATCTCAAGCTGCGCGATGACCTGCTTTAGCTCACCATCAGCCGCCATTCGTACAAGTTCCATTTCGGCCTGAGCTTTTTTCTCAGGATCTGGAATGAAGCGCTCTAGCAGTGTTTTGCCAATTTCAAATATTGGGCCTAATAGTAATGGGTTCATGCGTACCCCCTAACGCCATCTTGGTCGATTATTAGCGCTTGCCGTTTTGGTTTGTCGCTGAATGAAATATGCACCCAGCCGGCTCCATGCTTATCAAACTCACGTATTACTTGGTCATATTTGATTGTGCTACCGACGATAGCCCGGACAATACGATCCACACTACCAAAAGTAGGGCAGGTAAAATCTACCGCTTCCGCTTTAACGTGTTGGCTAGTATTCTTTGAGCCTAGTGCAGCATTAAGAGCAAGGCAACGGTAGCCGCTGCTAATATGAATTGGATGCGAGCGAAGTAGCGATCTAACTTGCTCAAGCCCTTCGGCGGTTCTTTTTGCTGGTGCATATAGCTCTAGCGGGATATCGTTATTGATTCCCAATCTAGCTGCTGTCTGTGACTGGGAGAATTCCTCTACGGTAAAGTGCGGGGAAAGTTGGGTCATTTGAAGCCATGCGCTTTCATGTAATCAAGGATTAAGATTCCCAAGCCTACTAGACCGGACCAAACCAAACCAGCCAGCGATTTTTCAATAATGGCTTTGCGGATAGAGGCGCGGTCGGTTTGCTCTTTAATTGCAAGCCTGACCCATTGTTGTTCCTGCTCTGTCAGGCAGGTGGGTTGATAGTGAACTTTGAGAGCGTCAATAATTGAGTTTACTAAATGCTCATGTGTGCCGCTGCGTCTCTCGCCGCCAGAATATGGTTTTTTAGCGTCTGTCATTTGTCGGAGATAGGTTGAGTAGTAACAACGCGCAAGATGGCTACGATAGCTGCAATCACTTGCAGGGCAATCATTTGCTGAATTGGCGTAAGGTTAAACACACCAATGTACTGTGCAAACAGGGGCAATATTGCCAGCAAGATTGCAAAGATGATGGTGCGGGATTTTAGGAGTTGGATTAGTGTGGTCATGGCGTGTAGCTGGTGTACACGGGAACATAACCAACCAGCGCATTTAACGTGTTGTAAACGGGCATTACGTTGAGAACAGTTGCAACGGCTGATGCGCCAATCCTTCCCTCGGATAGGATGAAACCATCATTGCGAAATGAGAAAACAACTTCACCAGTATTGTCAAGAATCTTAAGAACTTCCGTTGCACCAGCACTCGAGTTCTTTTGTTTTATGGTGACAGCCTCATCGTCGTAACCAACTTCTGCCCCGAATGTGTCCAAGCCATCTGTGTCTGTAAATGCAATCTTGTCCCTTATTGAAAGTTTGTCTAGAACCTGCCCTGAGCCATACAAAATTGCGTTGTTGCGCGATGGCAGGTAGTGCTCTGTCGCTGGCGTGGCAGACGAACTCTTTACGACAATTACGCATGTGCTGGTAATGTCGCCACCAGAACTGATTGCGCCAAATTCAGCAGCACTGGCCGCGCCAAGCAAATCCATTTCGATGCGACTTAGCCATGTGGCCGCTGTTAGCCCACTGGAGCCTGCACCAGCACCCCCAACGGCAGCTTTGTAAGCGCACGTTCCTTTATTGCCATAGATTTTTATGCGAGATGCGTGAGCGTAAGCACAATAAAGCCCCGTTACATCAGCAATCGTGTCAGATGCAAGCCACTTAACACCCGCGTAATTTAGGATGCGATCTGCTTGTGTTTTGGTTGTAATTACCTGACAGTCAATGTCAACACCATGAGCGCGTCCGGTGTAGACATCTCTCATGCTGTTGATAGATTTGGCCTTGACTCGCAGCCCCATGTTCCAATTTGCAGATATTGCTCCAGTGGCCTCACCAGCCGAAACAATCACAGCATCGCGACAATCTTCTGCAACGATGTCAACATCAATGCTGGTGTTCATTGTGGACGCAGCAACAAGATCAAGCTCCAGCCCGAAACCATAGACGCATCCTTTTGCAAAGATGTTTGTCGCCTTCAAAGTTCCACACAACACGGTTTGACCAGCGACCGGAGTTTGAATGGTTAGTGCTTTACCACCATCTACGAAAGTTGTAGCGTCAACCGATGGCATGTCCTCCATCCAAATGTGATCTAGTGTGATGTTGTCGTAGCCACCAGTTACCGAGACACCATTGCTCCCCGAGCTTGCCCCGCTGATAGTGGCTTTGGTCTTAAAGTTTCTGAGGTGCAGATTCTTTGCGCCGTTAATTTGTATTACATCGGCACCAGTGACAGACGCAGTTTTGAATATAGTGTTCGGCCCATCGCCGTAGACCGTGACGTTGAGGCAGTCCAGAAGCGATGCCGGAGTGAGTCCGTTGATTCGGCCAAACGGGAAGCTAAGAGCGCCGCAAGAGTATGTCCCCGCCGGAAAGTACAGGTCTTTGCCATTGGCTAGGCAATAGGCCCATGCCGTCGCAATCTTGGCGTACTCGTCAGAGCCATCACCAACAGCACCAAAGTCTTTAACGCTAACAGACTCCCGCAGCTTACTCTCCACATCAGTAGCAACCGCACCAGTACCAGCGGGGGTGTAGACGATGCCGTTAGCGTTAGGGCTGATTCCAGATCCATCAGGAAAGCTATATACCAACCTGCTTTTTTTATCTTCTACGCGAAGCGAGAAATTCACACCATCAATATAAAGCTGCGCTGGTGATCCTGCGTTGTAAACATAGCCGTTTACCGTTCTAAGTGGATTAGGTGCAACTTGCGTTAAAGCAGCATCAAAATAAACGTTTACCGGGTTTGTGCGTGGGTCTAGATTAGTAGTGCCAATCCAAACATAACCATTGTCCAATGGAGTGCCATCAGAGTCTGCGAATATTTGATATGGGACTTGAATAGATAAGGCGCTCATGGAGTGGTTCCTGGTTTGTAATTCAATGCGCGGGTAATGCGCTCTTTAATCTTGCGGTCTGTAATCTCATCGCGGAGAAATTTGGCCCCCTGCACTATTGGAAACGGTATGCCCGTAACCGTCCCAGCGATTGCGCTCTCTGCCATTAAAGCCATAATAGTACGGCCGCTGCCTGAGTTATTGATCGAGGTAAGAGGTGGGGTGCTTTGGATGTATTTTAGAACCTGATTCAAATTGCGCACTTCCTCAGCGGATTTTTTACCAAGCACTAAATCAAGTTTTCCGTTTTTGTCCAATGCTTCAATTGCCGAGTTCAGTTTTGCACCAGATATAACGTCCAGATTGTCAGAACCAATGCCAGCCTTGGACTCGTTCAACAAGTGCCTAATGGTTGCGCCTTGTAATTCTTTCCATGCCTGTTGACCCTCTGGAATGGTGCTAAATACCCGCTTGATATGCTGAATCTCAGAGGGTCTAGCGCTAAGGATGGTCTTTTGAAATACATCTTCAATCGGCACCTTTGCGTCAGACATGCCCTTTTTCTCTAACAAGAGATTAGCCACAATAGCGCGGTTTTCGTACTTTTGAGCTTGTCGAGTACGTTGCGCACGCATAGCGCTTGTAATGCTCCCGCCAATTGGGTCGCCAGCGGTATCGATGGAGCTTTTCAGCATGGATGCAAGGCGCTTGTCATTGGGAGACGATGCGCCCATCGCTGATACTGATTGACGGAAGTCCTCTAGCTTGCCTAATGTAGTTGGAAGTGGAACCAATCCACCTTTATCATCTAATGAGGCAATACCCAGTCTTACGGCGTTTTGACGTGCTGTGTCAGTGATGCCAGTGATACCAGATACACCCACGGGTTGTTCATTGATAAACCCAATAACAGGTGAAACGTCAACCTCCATTGCAGCTTCAGGGGATGCCCTGAAAGCGTCGTACATGCTGCGGGTTTTGGCTTTTTCGGCTTTGTAGCCACTCATTAGAGTATCTACTGCCTTGATTCCCGTGTTTGACAGGTCGCCTGTCTCTGCGCCTGTATCGTCTAATACTTGCTCAAATTTGGCAAGTGCAGCGCGGTTGTTTTCCTGTTGACGATCTACAAATTGAGCCTGATACTTTGGCGTTTTTGCTTTTTCTTTTTCCCATTCAAGTAGCTCTTGACTGCGCTTCATTTCGCCTTCGGATAACTTCAAACCAGCCATTTCCGCTTCGGTTGCCCTTTGAAGCTCCAATGGTGTAGCCTGTGACCCTACGGCCGATCGCAGGTTTTGCTTGGGTGTATCTGTCTTAGTAGAAAATCCAACGGCCTCGCGTACTGTGGTTGGGATGTTGGCTACTGCCTGGCCTGCTTTTTGAACCACTGGAACTGCACGCTCTGCCATTGCAATAGCGGGCAAAGCGGCTTGCCGTGCGCCTTGGGCGAGAGTTGTACCCAATGGGCCTACGATAGGAATAAACGGAGGGATTGACTGCAATGCTTGGCCTACGCCTTGGACTATCTCTTGGCCAGCTTGCCCCCTTGGTGCGTAGGTAAGTGCCGCGGCTCCTTTGGTTGCAGCCTGCTCGACCAGTTGGTTAGCCTCGCGTGTGCCGAATGTCCCACCCAAGATAGATTTAGCGATGCCACCCAATGCGCCCCCCATCATGCCTACAGTGCCACCGATCGCACCAGTTCCGAGAGTGAGTGCGGCCTCTCCTAGTCCTGCGGCTTGATCCATCAATCCGGGTTGGGTTGGTTGAGGCTGGTTGGCTTGAGAAAATTGCGCGTTGTTTTCCTCGCCTTTTGCCTGTTGGTAGGCTTGGGCTACGGTATCAAACTCAGGCGTGCCACGCTTGCTAGAGTTCTTAACAATCCACGCTGCGTAGTCGTCAGCAGTTGCCATTAGCGACCTCCTGCCAAAATTGCGTCAGCAGCGGACCGCACGTTATTAGCAGGGGCTACATTGTCCTTGGTTGGGATTTTTGAAAGGTCTGAATTTTCGCCAGAATATCGGCGTGAAACATCTTTAGCCACACGGCTAGAAAAGTCTGTAAATGTCTCACCTGGTTTGACAGCGTAGTCACCAGCCTGAAACGTATCCCTTGCTCGTGTGAGTGATCCACGGTTTCCAGCTAACCAATCAACCTTTGCACCTTCTACTGATGATTCAATATCCTTGAGTTTGGCCATGCCACGCAAGAAGCTAGACAACTGTGCAGGGTTTGCTGTGGCGGGTGGGAAACCTTCCATCACCATCGCAATGTCTTTGTCAGTAGCTGGGCCTGGGGGCAGAGAGCTAACCGCCGCAGAGTTTTTCAAGCGCGTGAACTCTTGACGCAAAGCACTCACTGCGCCTTGTTCGCCTGTTGCTTTTTTCAGCCATTCGGCACTAGAACCCGCTATGCCCCACGCCGATCCAATGTCTTTAATACGTCCGGCAAGGTCGTTGTATTGCGCGGCTTGTTGTTTGGTAGCTCCGGCGGTAACTGCCGCATCGTTGATCAACTTACGAGCGCTTTCAGGCACGTCGTTTAACTTAGAACTTAGCTCTGCCATTTTGACCTGAGTATCAAGTGCCAATCGTTGACGGTCCAAACCAAGCTGCGCACCTCGGACATTGATCTGGTTTTGCAGGTTCTTGACGTTCCAATTCTTTTCAGTCAGTCCAGCCTCTTGTAACCGTTGAGCAAAATCAGACTCAATTGATTTAGTCTTGGCCTCGGATTGTGATTTTAACAAGGTAGAAGGTTGGAGTTCTTTTGCTCGCTGCTCGTCGCCAAACTTTCCGGCTGCTTCAAACATCTCTTTAGCGCCTGGCAGTGCAGACACGATAGAAGACAACCCCTTGAAGGCCATAGCAGGGCCGTCTTTTTCCGCAGAATCAGCCAATCTTTCGTAAAGTGCGGCTTCTTCTTGATCGCCGCTATTCTTTTCACCCTCCGCACGTTTCCGCAATAGCTGAATGGCCACTGTTGGGTTGTTTTGCAGAGCGGATAGCACCTCGGTGTTGAATTTGAGCGTGCCTTGCTGTTGTTCTTTGCTCATACCCTCTAAATAGGGTTGCATAGCCTTGGCTTGGCTCTCAGGTATGAAAGAAGCTAACTCAGCCGCATCACGCATCGTTGGGTTGGGGTTGGAAAAGAACTTCCGGCGAGCTAATTCAGCATTTTGCGCCTGTTGCATTAGCGCTTGCTGCTGTTGTAATGCTGCCTGTTGTTGCTGCGCTTTGAAGGCTTCTTCGCGTTGCTGGGCCTGCATGCCTTGAATCCCCGCCCCAAGTTGCATACCCTGCACAGCGGATTGAAACGGGTTTTTTAGCTGCGATGTGTAATCTATTGGTCCCATGTGTGTTCCTTAGAAAATGCCGTATTGGGACAATGCCGCATTGCCAGCGGATCCAACACCTCCAACATCTTGGAAGGAGCCTCCTTGTCTTCCAAAGCCGCCCATAGATTGCAATAGACCAAACCCACCCTGCACAGCATTGCCAAGTTGATTTTGAGCCAATACGCCGCCAGCTTGAGCAGCGCCTTGTTGACCCATTAAGTTTGCGACGTTCGCGCCTGTTTGCATACCAGCGTTACCAACTCCAGCCGCTGCGTTTTGGCCTAGGCTTGTCAGCCCACCTAAGCGCGCATATTGGTCTTGGATTGTCTGTGCAAGTAAAGCAGGGCGAAACTGAGCCAATGCCGCTTGGGTGTTTCCACCTCGTAGCCCACCTGTTGCCGATGCATTTTGAAGCATTGCATTCTCGCCCTGTTGCAGCATGGCGGTGTACTGTGGAGAGCCTTGAAGGGCTGATATAGCGCCTTGCTGTGCAGGTGCACCCGATAGACCAAGTAAGGCCTGTTGCTGGCCTAATGCGCTTTGTCCTGCTTGTGAATATGGTTGTAGGAGCTTTTGAATAGCATCGAACTGCCTGCGCTGCTCATCAATTCCACCCTGTGCGGATGTTGATTGAATGTTAGCGGCTTGGCTTGCTGATTGTTGACCTTCAAGCGCACCGCCTAAAGATGATCCAATCATGCCGCCCAATGGCCCACCGCCTAGAAAGGTTCCGGCTATGCCGCCAATTGCTGAAAGTAAACCCATTGGACAATCCTTTTTTCAAGATGCCGCTGGTCGCAAATATTCTCAGCGGTCACATTTTACAACATTAGGTTATTTCTCTGCCAGATATTCGCAAAGTGATTGAACTCGCTGCACTGGCAATGGTAGAAATAAATCCACCCGAATCTAGCGTATGGCCTACTAGCTCGGGGAGTGTGTAGGTTTCGCCGGGTGCAATGGCTCGTGCGCTTACCAGTAAGTTACTAGCGCCAGCCGATCCGCTCGCCGTTACGACGTTTACCGATAGCGTGACATTGCCCGCCGTGGTGTTTGTGGCTGTGGCTTTGTCAATCACTGCCCTGCAATTGGTAGCGGTGTATTGTGTGGTTTGTGTGTTTTCTGCTTGTTTAGCAGCAACTAATACTTTAGATGTGACTGTCATATCTTCCTTTACCAAGCTGGTATATATCTGGTCGTACCGTTATCATTTATAGGTATCCACTTTGTTGGATTGCCTGCGGTTGGTCCGTTGGTCATAGTGGCCGCGGCTGCACCTGATCCGTTTGTCAGTGTGACAGACGAATCTATCAATCGCCCGGTGTTGTTTTTCAGGTCTGAGGTAATAGATGCCCCGGTTGCTATCGTGATAGACCCGTCTGAATTAGTGATTGCGATGTTTGACCCAGCCGTCAAACGTGCGTTTTTCCACACCCCCACGGTTGCGTCATAAATCAACAAACTTCCAGCCAATACAGTGGGTGTTATTTGGACGTTGTGCAGTTCGTCAATCTCGTAGCCATTGTCAACCTTGACGAATATCTTCCCCTGAGTGACGTGAGCGTGAATGACAAACCCGACGATAACCGTGTGAATCGGTGCGGTTGGCTTTATATTCGTCACCCTGCCAGCAGTAGTGCCGGATAAATAAAGAATATCCCCGTCTGCCCAAGTTTCACTTTGCAGTGATCCGGTTGTATTTATGTCTCGCACTATTCCGCTAGTAGTTACGAATCCCTCTAAATTGTTCGCAATGTTTTCAGTGACTAACCCGATAGTGTCGCCACTGTTCGCGTCGTTATCAGCTTGGGCTAGTGCGACCTTTGGGCGCTGTCCCTGTGCGCCTGAGATTCTCACGCATTGGTAAGCGGCCTCGGTTAAGTCTGCGCCTGTTTTGTTCACCACACGTATAAACTGCTCTTGACCCAATTGGAGATTGACGTTACCTCCCTTTAGACCAACGTCAATAGTCCCGTCGGTATCGTTCCATCGCATACGCCCTACCGCGCCCGTAGTTGGGGCAGTGGTGGAAATATCAAGGTAATCAGTTTTTACGTGATTGTTTACCGGGTCAGGTGCGATATATTCCAGATTCTTAGCTAGATTATCAATAGCGTCTAATGATTGGTTGGCTTTTGTAATAGCAGTGCCAGCGTCTGCTATCAGTTCGTCAAACCCTTTGGGGCCAATGTCGTCAACAATTGCAAACAGATTCTCAAACTGCTTTATAGATTCGTGATCCTTGAGAAAAGCAGCGAGCTGATTGCGTGTTAGGTTAAGGGTCCTCATACGCTCAAAGCCTCTAATTGAGCCTCTAGCCTTGCGAATGATAGATGCGCATCGGTAGTGCCGTTAAACCGCTGTATTCGCCAATTACGCATTGAACCCTGCTTAAACCACACCAAGCGTTTAGTCCTGTTGCCAATTTTTCCAGCGCTTATGGTTTTGGGTTGGCTCCAAGTTATTCCATCAATGGAGTAGGACGTGCTGATTAGTGGATCCGCTCCAAGTGCCACCCGTCCAGTGAGTGCGACAAGCTCCAGCTGATTGAAAATAGCGCCCATGCCAGCGTTGTAAGTAATCGACGTTCCAAACTCCCATCGAACTGTAGCGCCCCAATGAGTGCCCAATGTGTCGGTAAAGTACCCAACACCTGATCCAGATATGTCACCGACTAGCCACTTGTCATAAGCCCATACGAGGTTACGCGCTCGATATTGGCTAAATCCTGTTAACGAACTGGTGAGTGTGAACCAGACGCTAGTTTGAAGCGCCTGCGATGCGGCCAGGTCATACACCATCGTTCTATCAGGAAGATGAACATATAGATATTGGTGTGATCTGTCGGTGCGAGATTCAATCTTTACGCCTTGCAATTCGACTTCGGTGAACTGTTGTAGCACTAAATCAACCTCGGACGTGCTGATTTTGGTCGCTGTTGCGTTAGCACCGAGATAGATGCCGGGCGATTCGTTTCTGCCGCTGCCTAAGAATGCGATGGTTTCAGCGAATACGCAACTTCCATGAGTGCCGATAGCGCCCTTTTGAATCTGAGCACCAGATACCCGAGCGAAGGGAAAGAAGTCCCCGCCCACGTTGTCGAACACTTCAATGGTGTATCGGTTCA